CTTTGACCTTGCGAAAGCTTTATGATATTTGCTTCCGTTGCTTTAATTGCAAAGTTACGTAATTGAACGTTATCATCATTTACTAATTCTAAAAACAATTTAGGATTACGTTTGGCAAATAACAATAAATCACGTTTAAGCTCTTTTGAGCTCATTTTAGAAACAGCCGAGCCGCTCTCAACACGCATAATAGCCTCTGCCATATCAATGTCTATTGATGTTGCTGCATTAAGCGCTTGTATTTCAAGCTCAATTATTTCAAGCTCATCAACAGCTTCCATTACAGTATCTAACTCAGCATATCTTGTGTTTTTATATGGGTGATACAATGATAATAGCTTCTGTAGCGCTTGATGTTCTTTTGGCACATGCAAGTGCCCATTCTTAAATGATATATGACCTAATGTAGCCTCACCACTTTGTTCGTCTCGAAAAGGAGTGGGCATGTTAGTTGCATACCTTAATTCTCTTTGTTGCGCTTTTTCTGCGTCAAACCAAAGCAATGGTCTATTTGCTTTGTGTCTAGAGGGTATAGTAAAACTTAATGGTGTTTTATTACCCGTTAAATAATAGTGACGGTCTTTAATCTCCCATTGATCCGTCTGTTCTTTAGCTTTTGCCATAATATAATAAAATTAAATAGTTAAAAAAAGTAATAGCTACCCCCGTTATTACAACGAGGGTAGTTACTACATTATTGGTTACTAAGCGTTTTTCAACAATACAAAGTTGTTAGCGCCTTGCACACATAAGCATCTTTCAGAAAGGAAGTGTACCTCCATAGCATCAAGATCAGATGTAACCGCCCCACCAACAGATCCAGTTAGCCAAGACTTCATTTTACGATCATCGGCCTGTGAAGCTCTGTATCGTACATGTAAGAAAGGTCTACGGATGTTAGTTCCAAGGATTTGGTCATATACAGTTGAAGTACCGGCTGGAATAAGTACACCGTCAATAGAGTCAGTACCTTCAGCAGTAAGCTGAGAAGTATTTCCTCTTGTTGAAGCGTCGTTTAAGTATTTCCAGTCAGTCTTATAGAAGTCGTAAGATCCTCTACGGAAACCGCTAAACCCTAGGTTTAATGCCATTTCTTCAGAGTTTTCAAACAATCCATAAGCAGTACCACCATTCGCGCCGTCAGAAATATCAGCCAACGCATCATCAAACTGTAGGTTTGTATCGCGATCTAAGAAAAGCATATTTTCTTCGATAGCACCTTGAGTATCCAAGTTTTTAAGGATAGGATCAAAATCAGCTTTGATACCACCAATACCTCCGGTGTGTACGTTTCCGCGATCTTCGATAGCGTAGAAAAGACCTTCAGATCCTTTAGCGCCTTGTGAAGCAGCAGAAATACCACCAGCTGCTTGGTCAGCAGGCTCGGCTTCAACTACAGACATTTCAAGATAATCTTGAAAACGTAAGCGAGTTTCAGACTCAGCCTTCAAATACCATAAGAAACCAGATGTACCGTCTTCAGTAGCTACTTCAACCCACCCGATTTGAGCTGTGTCAGAACCAGAAACCTCATATTTATCTTTAATGATAATAGGAGAATTGCTAAACTGGGTGAAGGTAGCATCAACAGCACCGTCCATTCCGTTAGTTCCTTTTGCAAACTCAGAACCGAATACAAATACTTTCAATGCAGCCGCGCCTACAATAGTAGCATTCCATGCGTTAGCGTCAAAAGGATAAGCGTCAACAGTTGTATCAGTGGCCGCTTTTACAATCGCTTTTTGCTCTGTTCCAGTAGCTGGATCAAATACAACAACCAATTGGTTTACGCGGATAGCGTGAGCGTGTTGCCCGGCACCACCACCGATTTTGTTCTCAGCGTCGTTGATTACGATTTCTGCGTCGCCAGCTGCGGCAATTGTACATGCATCATAAGATACGTGCAAACGGTTTTGCTCAGACCAAACGACTTGGTCAGAGGTCATAGGCATTTCAGCGCCTACCATACTAAGAAAGCCAGAAAGTGTACGATTACCATATCGTTCTACTTCTGCTTCATAAATCTCAGGCAAATATTGCTGTGAGAAGTCATTTCCTGCTCCACTAGTAAAGTCTAGATAACTACCAATAGTAGGTACAGGTTTTGCTGTTGGGACAATGTCCCCAAATAAAGGTGTAATAGCCATTTTTTATTTTTTTTTAGCTGTTAAGTTTAATTTTTTTAATTCTTAATTTTGAAGAATCATTGCCACCAATTACTTTTACTTTTAACCCATTTACAAACACGCTATCAGGTGCACTTTGTCTGACTTCAGTTGAAACATTATTTGATTTAGCTGTTATCTCGCGTACTGCATCTGATTTTCCTTGCTCATAAAAATGTTGGGCAATAGTATCAGCATTTCTGGCCGCATATATGGCTTTATGGTATTGAGAGTAATTTTTAACTTCTCCTTTGTCATTTAGAAACTTTCCAATGACGCTTTTTAAATCACTCTGTTTTTCCATAACGGAATTAGTATCTTTAACGTTGTACCTAAATTTCTTTTCACCAACACTGAAATCAAAACCTTTGAATTCATTAGTAAAATAATTATTAGTACCACTTAAGAAACCTTTTCTTATAGCTTCATTACTGCGTTGCTCTTCGTTATATCTATTGAAAAAGTCCATAGCTTTTTGTTGCTCCTGAGTTACGCCCGGTCTCAACTTGATCTCGTCGTAGTATTTACTCTTTAAGCCTTCCAAATAGTTTTTGGCCTTTGCAATTTCTTCTTTATACGCTATTTTCTTTTTGCGTACGTCTCTCTCATCATCTAATTCTTCGTCATATGAAAAATCTTCTAATAAGAGGTTAATATCTTCACGTTCTAAATAAGGTTTTGTTTTAGTGTAATATTCTTGCAACAAAGCCCCATCAGATATATTACTGTAATCCGCATTTAAGCGAACATAATCTTGTAATGTTCCCCCAGTTTCATTCATAAAGTCTACAACTTTTTGAATATTTTCTGGTAAATTAATATTTTGTTCTGTAGAGTGCTGAACCGCTTCATGTACTTGATTTTGTAAATCTTCAGCTTTTTCTTCAACTTCTTCTTCTGTAATTTCTTGAATTACTTGTACGTCCTCTTTTAATTCTTTTTCGGCGGGCCGTACTTCTTCAACCACTTCTTTGCTGTCTGTTTTGTCTTCTTGCTTTTCGACAACAACATCGCCCACATTTGTCTCTTGTGTTTGAACGGCATCTTCTTCTTTTTTTTCTGTTAAATCTACCTTTACTGCTTCTATTTTCGCAGTTTGTTCTTCTTTTTTAGCGGCAAGATCTACTTTAATAGGTTTATCTTGCTTAGCTAGGTTTTTCATTTTACGGGGTTTAACTTTAAATTCCCCTTCTTGCTTTACTTCAGCCATGATATAATATAATTAAATAATTAGTAAAAAATTACTTTGGTTCAAATTGTTCTAAACCAAACCCGCCTAAAACATCAAAACCCGAAGATTCAAAGTTTTTTGGAGGGGTATTGTTTTGCCGCTGATTAATAAGCTCGCTTTGCTGTGATGCAACTAATTTAGAGCGGTTGTCTTTACGGTCTTCTTTATTATTTTCTTTTGCAGTTTGAGCTTGAGAGTTTATTTGAGCGAGCTGCATGTTATAACTAAACTCTTCACCCATTAATTGCTTCTTGATAGCCGCCTCTTGTTGCAGCTTTTGAATTTCAAATTGGACCTTAGCCTGCTCTAGTTGTATTTTTTGCTGATTTATAACTTGCTGCTTTTGTGTTTCAGCTAAAGCGGTTTGCTCAGCTAATTGAGCGTTTGCTTGAGCTTGGGCTGCAATGTTGGCTTGCTGCGCTTGTTGATCACGCTTAGCTTTTTGCTGCTGCCTAATCTTTAAAAACTCGTTAGCGGTTTTTATATTTGCAATGTTCCTAATATCTATTGCGTCATCTAGACCAATTAATCCAGCCGATAAAGCTGTTTGTATATTGTTCTCTAGTTTTGCTTTTTCTTCATCATCTGGCATTAGTTCTAAAAATATGCCAAAGTCATGCATCTGCAGTGAGGCTAATTCTTCTAAAGTGCCTACGTTGTAATTACTTACAGATTTTTTTAAAGATTCCGCTGTTAGTGGGTACGCTAAAGCGTCTGCTAATCGAAGCGCAATATTTTCACACGTTGATAACGTAATAAACAATTGAGCCTGTAATATGTGCCTTGTAGCTGTATTAGAATTAGCCGCTGCTATTTTTTGTAATCCCACCAAAGCATTTTTATCCGGTGTACTACCGTCTCTTGCTTCATTTAAGCCGGTTACGTCACGAATCATTTGTAAATAATACTGATATGTAGATATTAAAGCCGAAAGTTTACTCATACCATTAGACGACTGTAATTCTTGAATTGGTACTTTACCCCTATTAATATCACCATCTTGTGTTAGGCTCCTGCCCACAATACTACCGGTCTGGAAGTACATATTAAGCGCTTCCGCTGGGTTATAATTTGTTCCGTTTCCTAAGTCAACTTCGGCTAAGCCATCAACATCAAGATAAACACCGTCGGGCACCACCCTACTAATAACTTGCTGCATTTTCAAATGTGTTATTTGAATCATATCAGCAAATCCAGTTATTCTATTTACCAAAGAATCTATTCTACCCTTGTACATTCTTGGCGCACAAATTGAATAATTCATTTTTATTTTAGTTGTATCAGCAAATGGGCGAGTCATATTTTCTGCTAAATCCCATTTGAGCATTTTATTGTAGCCCAGTACTTTAGCCCCGGAATATAAAACCTCTATGCTTCGGCCCACTCTTTCAAAGTTATCATTTTCAGGCGGGTTAAATGTATCTGGCTTTTCTAAGGCTTTTTCTAGGCCAGCATCATTTCTTTTAATTTTAAATACTTGATCGTTATATGTTTTGTATTCAAAAAATAAAATATTAATTTGGTTGTCGTCTGTTCCAGCCCCGTAATAATTTCTTAAATGATTATTAGGACTGCTGCCCCACTTTTGTATTTCAGATAACTCTTGATCTGATAAATACGGAAATTGTTTTTTAACTTCTGCTAATGATATTGTTTTAACTTCACCAACATAATATAAATCTTCAAAGTTTGGGTCTTCCGTATAAGAATACACCATACTAGCCGGGTCAACATATTCAACCTTTACACCGTCAGAAGGGTTAAAATTTGTTTTTGTAGCACCAATGCCAGTAACAACTAAATCATAAAGAACCCGCTTTCGCAGCTCGTCGTATCTATTTTTATCTAATATAGTATTAATAGCTTCTTCTTCGGCTATTTCTACAGATTCTTTAAACTCAAGCTGCATTTTTAGTGAAAGCTCGTTTACATCGTTGGGGAGTTGCTCTTTGTTTGTTGAATATAAATTTAGCCCCAATGTACTTTCTACATTATCTAAAAAATCTTTTGCTGTCATATCGCGTTGCAAGCGCTCAGCATAATCTGTTCTTTTCTTTAAAGACTCAGGGTCCTGAGCAAACGCCTTTATTTCATAACTCCTTTGCGACATTCCATTTACAACAATGTCAACAAACTTAGCTATCACGGGAATTGGTTTCCAATCTAAATTTAAATAAGATAAATCACCGTTAATTGCCAACTCATCTTTGTATTTTTGTATAGGCTGCTCTCCTCTGGCGTATAGTTTTAGCCTGTGAAAATTTTGGAAGTTAGCTGTAAACCTATCATTACCTCGGTTATTTCTAAACCATTCGTTTTCGATAGCTCTGCCTACAGCTGCGCCGTATTCTAAATTTAGCTTTTCCACCGCGGGTACCACCTGGTCGGGAAATGAACTATTGTAGCTACTATATACCATTTATATTATTTTTGAACTGTATCCTTTATTATCATACTTTTTAATACTTAAAGTATGCGATTTTATTATTTTTTCCGCCCTGGGGCTATATTTGTTTTTATTACAAGCCATTATAGCTAAGCCTGAGCTAATAGAAGCATCGTGCTTAGTTCTGTTGTTAATATTAAATTTACCCCAATCTTCTAATGTGTTTTGAAAATATGTAGTTCCGTAAGTGTTATCACTCAATAAGCCTACATGATTTTCTATATAACTTTCAATAGCGGCTGCATGGGCTTGTTTAATATCTTCACTTGAGTTGGGCATTCCGCCTATTTCTTTTTCTGTAACCGAAAGCTTATTTAAAAGCTTATCTGGGCGGTTCATTGAAAATCCTCTATAACCTCTTCTTTTTAAATAATATAATAATCGAGGCTTATTATTTTCAGCTAATATTGGCATGCCATAAAACACTAAAGCCATAAGTACGTCTTCAAAAAATATTTCAGCCGTCTGTGGTCTTGAAATATATTCTAAAAAAAACGTATTAGCCGGGGCATCTTCTAGGCTAAACTTAGTTAAGCCATGCAAAGATCCTTTAGACCCTTTGCCATCAGTCGTTCCTGATATATCATAACTATCACAGCCAAACGCACCCATATGTTCATTGCCTGGATATTTTATACCATTTTTTATTATTACACGGTTTTGTTGGTTTTTATTAGGAATCCAAGATATTAAAAATCTTCCATCTTTATTAGGTGAAAATATTACTCTTGTGTCTTGAATACCGTTTTCCCAATAAAAGCTTCCGCGCGTTACAATGCTAGAGTTTTTTAAATCTTCATTGTAATCTATTTGCTGATATATTTTGGTTAGATTAAACAAAGACTCTTTAGCCTCATCCCTAAAAGCATGCTGCTCAGTTCTTGGAAATTGGCGATAATATTCATTCAGTCCATCTTGATCACTTTTAAGACCGTCAACTTCATTTTGCCAATGCTCAATAACTCCCTGATCTATCGACTCTCCGTAAGGGCCTTGAATGGGCTTTTCCGGTGTGTTGAATACAGGTATCCCATAAGAGTTAATGAATCCTTCGTAGTTCCATTCCATAGGTATGAACAAACTATATAGTCCCGAACTAGTCTGTCCATTGCGATTTCTTTTTGTAACATCTGAAGCGTAATATAGTTTTTTAAAATTCTTTCCTCCTTTGTCTAAAGAGTTAGATGTTGAGCCCATCATACACTTACCTACGATCCTGGATCCTAAACGTAAACACGTTTTTGTTACGCGCCAGTTATTTAATATATTGTCAGGTCTCTCCCATTTACCGCTTTCATCGTGAACTAATAGTTTTAGTTTTTCACCATCATAGCTGTTATCACCTGTATTTTTCCAGTCAATAGTTGTGTCTAACCCCTCAAGCTCTTCTGGGTTTTCACCTTGATCAAGTTTTCTTCTAGTTAGTTTTGAAGCAGGAACCCTATATGCTAATTCTGTTTTCGGACGGTCCATACCGTCTTGTATTGGTTTAAAAAAGAAAGGGTAATTTACTGATATGGGTACTACCTTATCTGTAAACATTTTTTTAGCATCACCCCCTGATTTTGATAAGATACCGAATCTTGAATCTGAACTGATTGTTGCCAGGTTAACAGTTTCGCCTGATGCCATGAATGAGAAACCTGATCGTCTGTTTTTGAGGTAGCACATACCGTAGCATCTTTGATCTGCTTTGCAAGCTTCCCAGAATATAAAGAATAATCTGTTTGACTCCCTAAAATCTGCT